TTGAAGATCGTTAATGTCTTCTACACATTTTTGAACTATTTACGATTCAAAAAAATCAATTGACATACACCAAATCTCTCAATATTTTTTTGCATTTATCTATATCAATATTTAGGAAAGGTTTATAGTTTTTAATTTTATGACTTACGGTTTCCCATACAGGATCATTTAATTTCTTATCCAACTTTTCTGAAAAGTTTAAAGCTTTGTCAATAATAGTAATAGTTTCTATCGATAGTTGCCCTCCCAAATAATTTTTAAGAATGGGAGGATGACCACTACTACAATTAAATATTTCAATAGGCTCATACTCTTCAAATAATGAAGAACATTGCTGGGTAAAGTGATATGTTAAACTTTGATGCTTTTTTAATAAATCTTGAAAATTCTTTTCACCGGCTCGCATGATTTCTCCTACCCAAATAGCTTCTGGGGTATCAGTAGCCACAAAATTTGCGATGAAGTACATTTTAATATCTTCATCTGAAAACTTACGACTCATGCGTTCAAAAAAATACTTATCTTTTCTTTTGTTAAATGCTTTTTCAGATGTTCTAGTCTTGCCTCCATACTTAAAGTAATCATATCTATTATCTGTAAAATGTTTTTTCATCGCCAGATAAGTTGTATAAACTTCGTATGGAGACATGATAGTTTTACGCATTTAGTTCAAATAGGCAACTTTGCTTTGCTAATGCTTTTCCCTTTCATAAAGTTAAGTCTTGTGGCATCAATTTTTAACTTTTCTTTGAGAGGTTTAGTCATTAACTTTGGAATTGATTCTACTTCAATGCTTTCTTTTTCGCAATAGTAAAGAATTGCATCGATATAATTCATATTTTCATTTAGAACAATGCGTTCAATTTCATATGAAAATTTTATGGGCGTAACAAATTTTTCTTCTATTACTTTTTCTAGTTCAGTTTTGCTCATGTGTTGTCGTTTACAAATTTACGAATGTACTTACCGAGTAGATTAATGTATTTCTTATATTCTTTTTCTTCATAAACTTTGCATTCACCATTTTCACAAGCCATTATAATGACTAGTTTTTCTGCTTTAATGCCTGTAAGTTCATATAACATACACGCATATGCAGATGCTTGCACAAAGTAACCTTCAATCCATTCTAGAGGCTTAGGTGTTTTAGATGTTTTGAAGTCAATAATAGCTAACTCGCCATCATATTCAGCAATACAATCAACAGTTCCTGCTACACCGAGCTTAAGGCTATACATAGCCTCCTCTAATGCATGGATATTATTTATTTTATCTAAATCTGGTTTAGCAATTTTAAAAAGAATTTCAGAAAGTGGAATTTTAACTTTAGGTAGATCTTCATTATTTAAATAATGTTCAGTCAAGGTGTGCATATCTGTACCCCTTGATGTTGCTTTTTTAGTAATACGATCTGCCTCTTCCGCTCCTACTTTTGCTCTCCAATTATTAAAGAAATCTTTTTTATAATGAGATGTAATACTAGTAATAGATGCTAACTTTACAACATCATTATTGGCACCAGGAACTTTATAGAACCTGATGCCATTAATCATTTCTCTTTCTAATTTAGGAAGATTAATAGGATTATGGATAAACATTAAATGATAGATAAGTATATCCTATTATATCACAAATCAATTCCAGCTTCATGTTTAGCTACTAGGTACTCTTTTACAATACCAGAACGAACAATATCATCCAAACTAAACTCAACTTTACTAACAGATTCCATTCTTTCTAAAATATCTAGAAAGTCCATGATACCAGTTTTTTCAGTTGACTTAACTAAATCAGTTTGAGTTGCATCTCCACAGAAATGAATTTTAGAGTCTTCTCCAACACGAGTCATAATAGAATCGAGTTCATGACCATTTAGATTCTGGAATTCATCGACAATAATAATTGATTTATCAAGAGTAGTTCCACGCAAGAATGATGTACTCCAAAAACGAATTGTTTCTTGCTGCTTTAAGTTTCCATAAAGCATATCAAAGTCAGTATCAGAAGCACAAAGGAACATGTACTTTACCATATTTTTATATGGAATCTGATAGATATCAGCTTTATCATCATGATTACCAGGAAGGAAACCAATCTCTCTGGTAGCAACTAAAGATCTTACAATATAAACTTTTTCATAAGGAGTTCTTTCATCTAGAACTTCTTTCAATGCTTTGTATAATGTAATAAATGTTTTACCTGTTCCTGCACATCCATAAGCAACAATGTTTTGACCCTTGTCATATTCATCAAATAAAACTTTTTGGTTATCTGTTATAGGTTCAATTTTATTGAGAAGCTCTGAACCGATAGGCTTTTTGCGTTTCATTTGCTTAGTCGTTAAACCGACGCCAATGTTTGCTGATGTTCTTTTTCTTCTTGCAGGCATTTTACACAATTAAATTTTACTAATGGATTGGTTTTTACCGCCCGTTGCACGAACGGCTTTATTCAAAACTTCATTCCAACCCGGTTTACTTTTGACAAGTTTATCTCTCCATTCTCCTACCTCACCTGAAGCGGGACAAGTAGAAGGATCTGACCAATCACGAGTCCAATCAGGATTATCATCCTTCCATTGAGACCAATCGTGTACACTCATTTCAACTTCTTTTTGTTCGCCTGTCTTAGTATTAATCACAGGATATGTTGCCAATTCACTTCTCCTAATAATATGTAATTTTATTTATGGTGCAAGACGAGCTTTATGAAGACGCTTCTCTTCATAGTATTCAAATACTTTAGGAACCCAAAGTTTAGTAGGCGCAACCATTGCTTCACATAGTGCTTGAATTTCTAATTGAGCATCAAGTTTAGCGCGAAGATCCAAAAAGTGAAGGAGAGAACGAAGACTGAAGGTAACAACAAAATTTTGACGAATATTTTGGGGTAGATAATCACGAGCATGTTCTTCTGAAACACCACGCTCAAATAGTTCTGCATACTTATCACAAGCAGCAAGACATTTACCAAGTTCTCTCAAGTAATCTTCTTCAGTCCATTCATACTTCTTACCTTTGCGGTTGGTATAGAATCCAGGAGGACGCACATAGAATACATCCTTTGCTTTTAGTTGACCTTTGGCTACCTTAATAACACGCTTACAAGTATATCGTTGAGATTGGACATCAAAACTAATACCAACACGGTGAGTTCTTGCTTGTACCATTACATTATGGACAAACCCGGAGCAACTAAAAGTAATTGCTGGATGCTCTAGCGGACCCCAATGACCACGACCATTTGCTAGAAGTTGGTCAATAACCCATTCACCACATTCAGTTTCTAATGGGATGTTTGTTTCTTCAATGGGAAGTTCGCTGTAATCATTCTTACCACCCATGTAGATAAGTTGTTGGGGATTAGGAGTACACCTAATCATTTCTACTTTCTGAAGAGGGTCAAGTTTAAGTAAATCTGCTGCTTTTACTGGCTTCATGTGTCACTAATAGGGAACATTTGACGAATGATGCTGTCTGTTGATACTTCTGTATCATCTTCTGAATAATTTGTTTCGCTTACCTTGAATTCTTTATCATAAACTTCCGATTTCATTTCATCAATCAGAAGTTCAATTGATTGGATTAAAAATTTAACCTTCTCTACATCCATAATTAATTGTCGGCTCCAAGATTATAACATAAAAAAAGGGAGGTTGCCCTCCCTATCTATATCATTTTTTACAACAGGCTTTGAAGCCGTTGATTAGAGAAGTTTTTTGAGCAGCTTTTAGCTTTTCTTCTCTTTGTAACCTTGTACGGATAAGCTCTAGTACAGTCATCGTCTTACCTCCACTTTACGGGTTTCGGTATGCTCAACGCCACGATATACTTCGCTTTGTTTTACATAAGCATACTCTTTGAGTATGTTTTGATTGGTATCATAAGGGATACCACGATATGTAACTCTAGCCATTTTGGTTCTCCAAAAGAATGAATGTGATTAGCATCCGTTCCTTCGGGCGGTGGTTGCGTCCTCCACGCTTGCGGAGGATGAACGAATCCGTTCCGCACACGTCCTACTTGCGTCTGGAATCCTCATTCCAGATGAACGTACAGGTATGATAGCACACCTTTTAATATTTAGAAGAGTTAATTAAAATTTGGCTTTAAATCTGAATAAGCTTCAACAATAATTTCTTTGGTAATTTTATATTTTTCTGTTAGTTTTTTGTCTTTTACTAGAACTAAAATCTCAGCTTCAAGAGGATGAACAGATTCAAGTAGATTAATGAACATCATTTCTCTACGTGTTTGGGAAAGTGATTGATTACCACCTTTCACAAAATGATATAGATTTTTAGCTTGAGCTCTGATGGTTGTTTTTGCTGATGAGTCTGTATTACCTAAGGAAAAATTTCCCTCATTATACATTTCTCTAGAAGTATCAGCAATTTTGTCTGATAGAGTACCATTATATACATTTTGCTCATCATAACCCGAATAAGGAACATCTCCTTCAGGAAGAGCTGATTCAATATTAGAATCAAAGTTCCAAATGAACAATGATTTCAAAGCAATATTTTCATACTTCTTCAATACTTCAATTTTTTTAGCTTTACTTCTTTGACTTGAAACCAAATGAAGAATTTCAAACATCAAAGGATTAGCTGGAAGTTCTAAAGAGGTTTTTTTACGTGTAGTAGTTTTGGTGGAAGCGGAAGCCTTCCTTGTTCTTGTTTTCTTTACTGTCGCTTCGGTCATGATTAGAAGTTGAGATTAATAAGATAAACATAATAAACTTCAGTTGACTGAAAAGTTTATTCATTCCTCAAACTCCTCATCAAAATCATAGCTATTTTCAAATCTAATAGCTAGAATTTCATCAGGAATGACGTTGCCGTCTTCATCATAAAATTCTGGATGTTGAGGGAGAGCTTGAGCTTGGGCAATTTGATTAGCATAAACTAGATAACCAATTACACCACCTATGAGGAGGAACATCTGGCACATTATAGCACCAAATACAAGAGAAACGGTAAGCATCGGCTTGCCTCCTTATTTTCTTTTATTTATATCAAGATGTACCAGCTGTACCAATGAACCAAGAAGTCCCTGTTAGAATGCCTAACATTTCTGCGTGATTATAAGGACCTGAATATGTAGCTATACCAGCAATTGTAGCTGATAAAGCTAATCCTACATCATATCCTCTATCTTCTCCATCCCATTTTACGAAAGTTGCCGTTGTTCCTATACCAGCAACAGTGCTTATTGATAAACGTAGATGGTCTGAACTTGGTTCTATACATTCACTAAAATCAACAGAACTTACTTCATCATAATCAATAATTATCCAGCGTCTATCAGTAAACATAATATTCAAATTTAGTATTTTTATTTATTAAACAACAGAGAAAGTTGCATTAGCAGCACTTGCATCAATAGTTATACCGTCTGGAATAGTATAAGGACCAGCAACAAATGTATTGAAATTATCAGGAAGAGTATAATCAGCGGTTGCTTCAATTGGATTTTGATAGAAATTAGCAATCATTGTTCCATTAACATCAAATTTAGTCTCTGGTTGATTTCTAGGAATAGTAGAAGCTACACCAACAGCACCACTAACAGGAACAAGTGAAACAGTTCTATCTGCATTTACATCAATAATAGGAACACCAGATACATCACCAACACCAAAGATAGTTCCTTGTGTTAAGTTATTAGAAATACTGAATAGATTTCCAGCAGTACCTGTCCAATTTATAGAACCGGTTCCATCTGCAGCTGCCTGTTGTACGATTTGTTGTGTTGTATCACCACCTTGTCTTAAGAGTAATGATGCTCCATTTGCCGCACTATTAATATCAAGTTGACCTGTACTCTTGGTGTAAGTTAAATCAGTTTGAGCAACATACAATGTATCCGTAGTACCAAGTCCTACTGCATTAGAACTAACTAAATTAATTGCATCTGACTCAATAGCAGTTGGTATCTCATCAACATTAGTTGCACCATTACCTCCTCCACCAGTGGATTCGAAGTAAATAGCTTTTGCTTGTCCAATACCAGTACCAGTCTCAGTATTTTTAGTAGTAATAGCAATACCAGCTTTAGCTACAAATTCAATAGTTTCTTCACCAACAGGTGTGAGAGTGGCTTGACCATCAACAATCCATGGTGCGAAGGAAGAACCTAATTCAACAAATACCTCATCACTATTAATACCTTGGACACTAAATCCAGTATTTGAGTCAAATGAAATGATACTTGGATTATCAACTGTATCACCAACAGTACCAGCAGGACCAGCTGTAGTTCTAACAGTTAGACCTGCACCTACACCATCAGCACCTTGAACACCTGTGGCTCCCGTAATACCTTGGGCACCTTGAGGACCTGCAGGACCTTGAGCTCCATCACCACCTATCCCTTGAATACCTTGAATACCAGTAGCACCTGTGGGACCTGTAGGACCTGTAGGACCACCAGTGCCTTCACCGCCATCGATACCTTGAATACCTTGAAGACCAGTAGCACCTGTTAATCCTGTAGGACCCGTAGGACCTGTAGGACCTACAGTACCTTCACCGCCATCGATACCTTGAGTTCCTTGAAGACCATCAGCACCTTGAACACCCGTGGCTCCCGTAATACCTTGGGCACCAGTAGCACCTGCAGTACCTTCACCGCCATCAATACCTTGAATACCTTGAAGACCATCAGCACCTTGAGGACCTACAGGACCTTGAGCTCCATCACCACCTATCCCTTGAATACCTTGGGCACCATCATTACCTTGGATACCTTGCGTACCATCAGCACCTTGAACAGAATCACCATCAGATCCATCAGTACCTTGGATGCCTTGAGCTCCATCAGTACCTTGAGCTCCATCAACTCCATCAGTGCCTTGGGCACCTTGAGTACCTTCACCTCCTATTCCTTGGATGCCTTGAGAGCCATCAGTACCTTGAGCTCCATCAGTACCTTGAGCTCCATCAGTACCTTGGGCACCTTGAGTACCTTCACCTCCTATTCCTTGGATACCTTGAGGACCATCAGTACCTTGAATACCTTGAGAACCATCAATGCCTTGAGGTCCATCATTACCTTGGATACCTTGA